GGAGACACCCAGAGAAAGTATCTCTTGGATTACTGGGCCGAGGCCAAAAGCTACGACGACCTCGTTGCCAATATGTACAAACTGGCAAAGCGGTGGAAGGTGCGTACCGTGCACATCGAGAAGATTGCCGCGCAGCAGCTCCTTCGCTACCCCATCGAAGCGCGCAAGAAGGTTGAAGCCTATGATTTGAACATCGAGTACATCGTGGCCCCGCGCAGCGCGAACGCCAAGACCGAACGCATCATGGCGCTTGAGCCTGAGTTCAGGAACGAGCGTTTCTGGACGCGCTACGACCAGGAGAAATTCGAGTACGAGTTCAAGCACTATCCCGCGTGCCGCACAAAAGACATTCTCGACACGATTGCCTATGCTAATATCGTGCTCGCTCCGGTCGAGTACCGGGCCGCGATAGGGGCGGTGAGCCAATGGAACAGGCGGCAGAAGTCCAGACTCCAAGAGGCCGTTCGCTAGTGGATAAGCCATCCATCCTCGCTCTAGTATCTCCCGTAGAGTTGAGAATGTCCCTCAAGCGTATCCAGGCCATGAGCATCGCCGACAGAGAACGCTACGCCGCTCGCTTCATGGCTAAGTACGCTGACCCCCTGCGCGAAGCCGGATTTGAAAAAGGTTCTCTCGAATATGAAGTGGTCGAGATTGTTCTGTCTGCAATCCAGCATGGAATTTTCGACAGGTGCTATTGATGGCGAGCGCCGCGAAGGAAATCAGTTTCTCTGACCGTTCCTCGGAAGGCTTCAAGGTCGTGGATGTGGGCGCAACCTTTGGCCCCGATACTTCCGCAGAAATCGAGAACTGGCTACACGAAGCCCTGCGCCACCAGATTGACGAACACGCGAACCTGCACAAGACGCGCATCCCGAAACTACGGAACATCTACCTCGGGAAGTCTAAGCCCGACTCGAAATCCTTTCCCTTCGCCGATTGCTCGAACATCGAAATCCAAGTGGTCGGTGAACTCGTGGACACCATCACGGCGCGCATCCTCGGAACTATCTGGGCCACGCCTCCGCTGTGGAGATACTTCTATCCCGCCGTGAAACAGGACTCCTCTGATTCCGACGAAGCCGAAAAGAAGCGCACCACTCTTGAGTACTTCATGGACGCGATGGCCTACGACCAGGAAGAACTTGACCTCAAGCGCATCTACGGGCAGTGGTGCACCGAGCACGCTAACCTCGGGACATCGTTTGTAAAATGTTACGTCGAGGATTCCGTTGAAGCGCAGGCCGTGGGCTACACCTCGCAGAAGAAAGCGAAGTTCGATGAGATTACGAAGAACGGCCCTGCCGTCGAGAAAGTGGCTCACGAAGACGTACTGATGTCCCCGAGCGCGCAGACCGTGGACAAGTCGCGCCTCGTATCCCATATCCGCCATCTCACGAAGTACGACCTCCAAGACAGGGTGTTCAACGGGTTCTACGATAAAGCAGCGGTTGAGTCCATCCTGAATAATCCTGACAGGCAAGGCCCAACCACGCAGAAGGCCCAGGAGAATCGCAAGAAAGGCGTATCCGCACCGCAGTCAATGGTCAGTGCTGAGTGGGACGTGTATGAGTGCTACTTCCCGTGGATTCACGCGGGCCACAAGTTCCGCTTGGTTTACAGCTATCACCTCTCCTCACGCAAGGTGCTAAGGAAAATTTTCAATCCCATCCCCAAGAACAAGACTCCCCTGATTCGCGCCAAGTTCGGCTACACGAACGATGGAGCCTACGGGACTGGACTCGCGGACTTGCTAGAGGACTACCAGAAGGAAGTCTCAACCACGCACAACAATCGCATAGACAACTCGACGCTTGCGAACACTAGATTCTTTAGGCTGTCTCCCGCCGCCGTAAATATGGGAACGCAGGTTGACATCTTCCCCACGGCAGGCATCACTGCGAACAAAGATGACTTCGAGATGTACGCGATGGCTGACGTGTACCAGTCGAGCTTCCAAAATGAAAGCATGACACTGGAGGAAGCGAATCAGCGGGCCGGTATCGCGCCTGCTGTAACAGGCATGGGTTCTGGCGGTATGCAAGGCAAGGGAAAGAACGCAGTCTACTCATCCGGGCCAGCCCTCGCCGCGATGCAGGAAGCGAATCACAGAACTAATCTTGCCACTTCCGACTTCCGCCACGCGCACCAGAAGCTAGGGCATCTCGTGACTGTGCTCTATGGAGTCGCGGGAACGAGTGGCAAGGAAGAAATGTTTGGCGAGGATTCAAAGTATCTGAAGATGGCGCTAAAGGAATATCTCTCGAACAAGTGCCGCATCCCGATGCGCTCTGCCGACGCATCACTGAACCGGGAAGTTGAGAAGCAGAACGACATGCTCATCACGGGGGTCTTGCAGCGCCACTACACCGCGCAATCCCAGATACTCCAGGCCGCGATGGGCAACCCCATGATTCCCGACCCCGTGAAACAGTACTACATGGAAGTGATTGAATCGAACGACCGCTTCATCAAGCACCTGTTCAAGAACTTCGGATACGACCAGCCCGAGGATTACATACCATCCGCATCGAAAGCGTTGAAGGGAGGTAAGTCTATTGCCCCGCAAGCCCAACCCCAAGCCCCGAATCCCATTGACATCGCCAGCCAGATTGCAGGGCGACCCCTTCCAGGCTTGCCACAGCAATCCCAAGGCGGTCAAGGAAACCCAACGCAGTGAGGGATGGCGGCTACTGACCGAGGATTTGAAGGCGTGGCGCGAGCGTGAAGTAGGGAATCTCACGTCCGGCAGGCCGCTAACCGAGCAGCAAATGGGACAAATCCAGGGCGTCATCAAGTTCATAGACATCCTCCTACGGGGATAACCCTAAAAAAGTAGTTGACATTGGTTCTAGTACGACGGAATATCTCCGCCGAGAGGTACTAGAACCACATGGCATGGGGTAAGGAAGAAAAGCCACCCGAACCACCCGTTGACAAGAAACCTGATTTCAACGTCGAGGAGTTTTTCACCAAGCTCGACGCAACACTCTCGCCCATCAAGACCGGGGTAGAGAACGCACTTACCCGTCTATCGGCGATTGAGGAACGCACCCAACCAAAGCCACGGACGGAAGATTCGCCCATACCATCCGTTCTTGAAGATGAGGATGCCGCTTTCAAGAAGCGCGTCAATGAGCCTCTAACGTCCTTGGCAATGGGGCAAGTTCAGCTACGCGCCCAGATGATTGAGCGCGAGATATTCGACGAGATGCGCTCGAATGGATGGGATGAGTACATCCCCGAAGTCCGCAAGTACCTCCAAGAAGTTAACATTCAAACCAAGGCCGAACCGAACTACGAAGTTTCTGCGCGCAACGTCATGGACATGGTTATCGGCAAGGCGGCGCGCTCCTCGGGACTCAAGCGCCGGAACAGTTCCTTCATCCTCGAAGACGCCAACGCAACCCCGAACGACCCAGCACGCCAGCAACTCCAGAACGAAGATGCCGAGTTCCTGAACTTCGAGGTAGTGACCTCGAAAGGTAAGCGCGTCACGCGCAGGGAACTCTTGGAGCGCCAAGGCGTGCTCGTTGAGGAGAACGGGCAGCTTGTCGAGAAACACGACCTTTCAGACCCCGCCGTATTAGCCGCCGCGAAAAAGAGCTGGGCGAAAGTGCAGGTGGTTAACTGATGACGCTCACCACGCAAACAGGAATCGAAGCCGCAGAGAACGTGCAAACCGACCTCGGCGTAAAGACTGGCAACGTAAGGCTACCAAACGGGCAGGTCATCTCCGAAGACGCGCAACTGCTGTTCGATAAGTCCATTTGCGCGAAACCGCTGGGTACTCCCGCCCAAGAGCAAATCCGCATCAAGAACTCCTCGTACCAGTACCGTTGGGTGAATCGCGGCACGGACGTTGCCAGCCCTTTGTATGCGAAGCGCAAGGCGCAGGGCTGGACGCTTGCTACGCTCCAGGATGCCGAGCCGATGTCCGTTGAGATTACGGCTGATTCCGGCGAAATCCGCATGTTCGACGTGGTGCTGATGAAGATTCCGATTGAGAAGTATCAGGCCGCGATGAAGTACAACATGATGCAGGCGCTTCGCTTGCAGCGCGACAAGAGGTTCCTGACGGGCGTGGACGGTGAAGCGCCTCCTTCAACCGACGTGTTCTCGGACGACAAAGCCGTGGTACACACGGCAAGCGAACTGGATAAGTCCGATGGAACCGGGAAGTACATCAAGACTTTCGAGGTATCCGAGTCCGAGCTGGACGCCAAAATGGGCAAGGACACAATTAAACAAGGGAGGAAATAGGCATGGCATTCGCAATCCCTATTCAGCCTGTATCAACGGTAAGCGGCAATCAATGGCGTCAACAGCGCATCATTGAGGAAGCGAGTCAGACCTTCTACGCCGGTACTCCCGTGATGATTACCGTGGCGGATGGCGGCTTGACCGCATGGAACGGAACCTCGGTGACGACCATCATCGCGGGCATCAGCTACGAGGCGGCATCGAACCTCGGAACGACTGGCGCTGGCGCTCCAAGCCCCTTGGTGCCTTTTGCTGGAGTCGGCGCAAAGGCTGGAACATTCGGAAACGTGCCAAACGAAGTGAGCGCGGTAAACATCGCGCATGGCGCACCCCTGAATGACGGTCGCTGCGGCTTCACGATTGGCGGCCCGGACGTAGTGTTCTCGGCGGCCTTCGGTACTGCCACTGTAGGGGCCACGCCCGCCGTAACCGACGTGACCGTGCAGTATGGCCTAACGAAAGAGACAGCTTCGGGATACTGGTTTGTGGACAAGAACAAGACGGGCGGCAGCGCAGTTCTGACCGTGCTTGGCCTTGACCCGCGAGATACGCCCGCTGTCGGTTCGCGTGTCCTGTTCACATTCATGCCAGCGGCTTTGATGAACTTGGGTGGCGACGTTTTCTAATGAAAATAGACCCGACACAATTCGGCAACGAGGCTGACGTTTTAGAGCGTGTTGCTCGAATGACTCCGCAATGGCTCGCGGGCTTCTTCGATGGCGACGGCCATGTGAGCATTTGCAGAATGCGAAGCTCGGCGGGGGCAAGGAAGTGGTATCTGCGATTGAAGTGTACCTTCACAAATAAGGATGCCCTCACGCTATGCGTCATCGCATCCAAATTCGGTTTTCCCGCCCCGCTTCTCAAAGAGGCAAAGAAATACAAGAGCGGGGTATTTGAAGTGTGTCTACAGGGAAAGAACGCTGTCCCATTCCTTGAGTGCATTAAAGACCATGTGATTATCCGAAGGAAGCAAGTTGAGTTGGCTTTGGAATTTTCTTCCTTCATGTACGTGGGGAGTGGCTACAAACTTACCGACGAACAAATCGAGAGAGCAATAGGATTGAGGAATCAAATTTCGGAACTCAACGGAGCCGGTCGGAAGTTGGTTGAAATGGAAGTTTCCGACGCTCGTTGATAGGAGGATGTAGCCCATCTCTATGGTCAGAGGCCAATTCGCTCAACTCCTTGCCTCGGGAGTCAATCACAACTTAGTCCAGTTCCTCGACTACCGGATGCGCTCGATGGAGTACCAACGGTACTTCACCGTGACGGACTCGACGCAAGCGTTCGAGGATGAAGTCGAGTACGCAGGCGTTGGAGTGATGCCGGAAAAGCCCGAAGGTTCGTCCATTCTCTACGACGACTTAATTCAGGGCGGCACCAAGCGGTACTTGCATCTCTCCTACGGCCTTGGCTCACGCGCCTCGTGGGAACTGATTGAGGACGACAAGTACGGGGTTATCAAGCAAGCGCCCAAGGCGCACAGCCGCTCCGCCCTGTTCGTCCGCGAGCAGGTTTCGATGAACGTGCTGAACCTCGGGAACTCGACCATCACGACTTCTGATGGCGTGTCCCTGTTCAATACGTCTCATCCCTTGCTTGGCGGCTCGGCGGCCACGAACATCGGCCCCGGCGTATCGCTCGTGAACTCCGCCGCAGGAACCTACCCGAACAGGCCGAATCCCGACGTAGACCTATCGTTCACCGCGATGCAACTGATGATTAACCAGTTCGAGCGCCTGATTGACGGACAGGGTATGCCGATTGCGTTCAAGCCCCGCCACGTCGTTATCCCGCCTGAACTGAAGTTCATCGCCCGTGAGATTCTGGGAAGCGCAGGCAAGCCCTACACCACGAACAACGAGCTGAACGCGCTATTGGGCGAAGACCTCGATTTCGTCGTATCGCACTACACCACCAGCCAGTCCAACTGGTTCGTTCTCGCCGACAAGGACTCGCACACCCTGAAGTTCTTTGACCGGCACCCGATTGATACGGACTACGACGACGACTTCGATAGCCGCTCAACAAAAATGATAACATTCCAAAGGTTTTCCGCTGGAGCGACCTCATGGCCTGGCACTTGGGCTTCATTCGGGCCTTGATTCTAAAGGATTTACGGTTCCTGTTCCATAGGAACTGAGGCGGTGCTTAGAAGTCATCATCATGGTGAGCAATGCCGCTCTGGAGAGCGCAGCAAGAGAACGTCTACTTTAGCTGTATGCGGTGTGGTAGGCGGATGCCCCTAAGTCAGTGTAGGTGGCAGTTGGGGCTTTTGGTTTGCGAGTGGTCGGATTGCATAGACACCGCGATAGTCGGTTCGCGGGACATGGAAGTAGCAAGGCAGGTTCGCATAGACAGGCACGAACTACAGCCTGACCCGAAGTTGTACGAGGTGGGCGACCCGACAGCCGATTTGGATGTAGTACCGGAGCAGCACGAAAGCTGATATGGCACACCATCGGATGCAGTACAGTTACAAGGCTGAACAGTGCAGACCGCATCACTTGGCTTGTTCGTGCCAATTTGAGGGCGATTTCAATTCCGAGGAAGATGCCAAGACCTACATAGAATCGGTTCATTGTGTGCAGCGAAGGCTCAGGGAGAATACGCCATTCACGATAGAAGTTGCAGGGTTCCCAAAGCCACCTGAACCGGAACCGGTCGCAGAGATTCCAGAAGTGGTGGAGGATGAACCAGAATCAGAAGTAAAAGAAATTGAAGCGGTGGAACCCAAGTAGCGCGAAAGGGAGAAAATAGATGCCGCGAACGACAGGAAGGTGGGAGAGCGACACTGGCTTCGCCGATTTGGTCTATTGGCTGGGAGCCGACATCTGGTTGTTCTTCGCCACCACCGCACCAACCCTAACCCGCGCCGCTGCCGGAAACTATTACAACGCGATGACCTCATCGCAGACCGTCACCGCCGTAGCGCCGCTCTCCGCCATCTTCCAACGCACCGGCTACAAGATTGCTGACCAGGAGCAGTTTGGCGGAGCCTATGGCCCCGGCCCTGCCGCTGGCAACCCGCCCTTCACCGGGGCTACGCAACTGACGCCGCTTTCCGCCTACATTCCCAAGGGCATCCAGATTGGCGACATCACGCTCTGCTACGGCATCACCACCGCGAACCTCACGAGCCAAACCATGACGCTGAGTAAGGCTCTGTTTGCGAATACCACGGCGGTATCGGTGACGGCCATGACGCTTTCTACGGCCACTGCGCTTGCAACCTTGAGTACCACGAATCCTTACGTCACGAAGATTGCGGTATCGTCTCCCGCGTACACGGTAGCCGACTTGACCGCCATGACGATTGAGAACACGATTGTGATTCCCGCGTCGTGCGTCTACAACCTTTACGGAGCGTTCGTGCACTGCACGTTCAACCCTCTATGAGCAACGACGTACAAAGGAATCCGTTCGTCCTCGACACCGCCTCATCGGGCACGGTGGTATGGAACGGGTACATCCGCATGGAGGCGCTGGTTTGGGCGGACGTGAACTCGCAGGGAGACTCGCTCGTACTGCAAGACAAGAACGGGAAGGAAATATTCTCGTTCCTTTCACCGGGGCCGGGGTTCTACAACTTTTTCAAGCCCATGTGGATTAACGGGCTTATTGTTCAGCAGTTAGACAGCGGTAAGGTCTACATCACGATAAACTAAGCGGAGGAAGTATGGCGAACATTGTAGGCGGACAAGAAGGCCAGCAAACTCTTACCAGCGGAGCCTCTAATCAGCCCCTTCGACAAGGAAGGTACGCCGACCTTATTGCCTCCGAGCTGAACGCGAAGTATTACGAGCAGGCGTATCGCGGTAACGTGTTCTTCGCCGCGCACCAGGCCGCCATCACTTTCGCTGCGAACGGACTCACTTCGTCAACGGTGGTGGGCCTCGGGTTATTCAACACGGTCAACTCCGGGAAGAACATCATCCCGATTCAGGTTGAAATCACGATGACGAACTACGTCACTACCTCAACGAACGTGCAGGTGGTGGCTGTGGCGACGGCGGCTGCTTCTACCGCAAGCCCCACGGTCGGCGGCGGACTGACCATCTACCAGTCCGTAGGGATGAAGACGAACCAGAGCATCGCCATCGCCGCGCAAACCATGACCTTCAGCGCGAACACCGTGGTCTGGAAAAGTATCTACGGGGCGTTCTGCAACACGACCATCTCAGACGCGATTCCGACCATCTCATCGGAACCCGTTGACCTGGGCGGCTCGCTCGTTATCCCGCCCGGAATGGGGATAGGGTTCCTTGCGAACAACGCATCTACTGGTTTAATCTCCCTGACATGGATGGAGTTGGCGATTTAATCTTCAATCCGTGGATGACGAAGCAGGAAACCCTTTGGTTGATTGACCGGGCCAGGGAATCAGAGACATTCGCGGAGATAGGCTGCTGGACGGGAATCACGACCCTCAACGTAGCGAAACGCACCCGCGCCGACTACTACTGCGTTGACCTGTGGCCGGACATTGACCAGAACAAGGACGTTTGCGTAACCGAACATCTCAAGAGCCGCCCGAAGGGATGGCTCTATAACGAGTTCTCGAAGAACACCGCAGGGCTACAGAACGTCAAGCCTGTGCGGATGAAGACCGCAGAAGCCCCTAAAAATCTCGTAGACGTTAACTTTGATGTTGTATTTATTGACGCTTCGCATGATTATGCAAGCGTGCGAGCCGACATCTTGGCGTGGTTTTTCAAGGTCAAGAAGGGCGGGTACATCGCGGGACACGACTACGGCGTGGGCATGGAATACCACGTAAACAGGGCCGTGAACGAACTGATTCCCGACAGGCAGATTGTTCCGCTCACTACGATTTGGTACTACAGGAGATAGCATGGAGAATCTGAAGATACCGGGGGGCTTGCTCGTGGGCTACACCTTCACGCGCTCACAGAAGATACTCCCGGAGTGGCACATGGCAATGGTCACGCAGAACTGGCCCGTGGGTACGAACCTCACCTACTTCACGACGCTCGATATGGAGACGGGCGCGGCGCGTCAAAGCATCGCCGAGAAAGCCGTTGAACTCGGGACGAAGTACGTGTTCTTCGTGGACACCGACACGGCTCCGCCAGTGTTCGCAGCCCGCAAGCTTATCTACGAACTCGAACAGCACGACGAAGCGATGGCCTGCGCGGGAATCTACTGCACCAAGGAAGACCCTCCCTACCCGATAGTGTTCAAGGATTTGGGCCAGGGTGTATCGTGGGATTGGCTCGTGGGCGACGTGTTCGAGTGCGCGGGCGTTGGAACGGGATGCATGATGATTAAGACGGAAGTGTTCTCGAAGCTATCAAAGCCGTGGTTTCAGACGGTGGACATCGAGCCTACCGACACGCACAACTTCTCGAATAAGCAGACCGACGACCTCTACTTCTGCCGGAAGGTGACGGAGGCAGGCTACAAGATTCTCGCGCATGGCGGCGTCATCCCGATTCACTGGGACGCAGAGACAGCGCGACCGTTCATGCTGCCCTCGGGTTGCAAGCCTCTGCGTGAATACGAAGCCTCGCAGAGAGAAGGCATCACCCTAACGGAATACCGCATGAGGGCAGCGCAAAAGAAACAGGAAGCGGAACTGATACCGGGTGACTGAATGTGGGCGAGTACTTTGAACGAGAGTATGGAGGAAGTTTCCTCGGGCTAAATGTCCAGAAGCCCGAGATTTACCTCGACCCGGCAGAGACGCCTAGCTGTTCTAACTTTTGGTTCCGCAACTCAGAGCTACGGAGTTGTCCACCATTTGCACAGGTTTTCCTTGGGCCTGACCCCGTAGACCCGCCGCTCGGCCAGATTAGCTTCCTCGACGCGAACAACGTCATCCACACCTGTTCATTCACCGCGAACCTTGGACTTTGGCAACTCTCGCCCTTCAACAACTACACAGCCAAGAATCCGTGGACGCTCGTAGGGACGCCGGGAGTGAACGCAAGCGTGCCCGTCACAACCGCTCTCTTGCCAGGTGTTCCCGTGGCTTCGCAGGCATTCGCAAACATCCTGTACTACACGAACGGCACGCCCTTCGTATTCAGTTGGGATGGCATCGCGAATCTACCCATACTAGTATCGGGCTTGACTAGCGCGACATTCGGCGGCGCAGGCTCATCCATTGGCGCGCAGTTCATGTATGAGCTTAATTCGCAGGTGTGCTTACTGAACATCACGCTCTACAACGCTTCGCAGGTAGTCTCGAATCCGATACCGGGGGGCGTGGCGCTACCGGCTAACTCCGTCTCTACCTACCCGCAACTGCTGTGGTATTCAGCGAACGGCCTGCCTAATCAGTACGACCCGACCGTAAACACGAGCGCGGGGTTTGTGAACTTCCTTGAGGTGGCAGACCTATTGACGGGCGTTATGGCGATGGGCGACCTCGCCTACATCTTCCGCTCAAATGGCATCACGCAGCAAACCATAGGCGGAAGCGCGAACCAGCCATTCATCTTTGACCACCTGTGGGCCTCTAAGAACGGCGTAGGCAACGTCTACCCGTGGAGCATCGCGCAATACGGCTCGATAGGGATGTGCGTCTCGACCGAGCAAATCTACATGATTAGCATCAACTCGTTCAGTCCCATAGGCGGCGGGGCGCGTGACGCCATCATCGGGGACTTGGCGAAGGCTACGCTCAAGCCCGTGGCAAGCATCATCCCAAGCTATGCCTACGGATTCATATACTTAACATACAGAATCTCAATCCCGATGGGGAGCTTCACGCGCCATTACACCTACGCAATCGAAGACAAGAATTGGTTCCAAGAAGATACGCCGGGGATTATCGTGACTGGGCAGGCCACGACAGTCTGGAGGTAGATGTCGAATAAAATCATCACCGCACCACCTTACCCGAGCGGAGGGGGAGGCGGAGGCTCATCTTCTGGGGGAAGCGGAGGCGGGAACCCGGCAGCGGGGAAGTCAATAAATGTTCCTGCGTCGAATGGCGGGGTATTCGCGCAACGGCAAGTAGCTTTGTTCCCCTGCTTCAGCATTGCGAACAATCGCACAGAGTACCACGCTTTTGACCCTGCGATGGGATTCAACGACCCATTAGCCGCATCGAGTTATTCGTGGCGGTATGAACAGGTAAAACCGTACCGGCAGGCGACTGTGAGGCGTCTATTACTCACCTACAGGGACTTGGGGAGGGTGAGCGTGACGTTCACGATTACAGGGAGCACGGACAACGGGACGGTCGTGTCGAACAGCACACCCATCGGATTCGGCAGTTCAACCCCTACAAATCGCCTTTTAACCACGCCAGTTGACATCCAACTTACCGCGCTAAATCCGCAGTTGTCCGTTCGGAGAGAAGCAGACGCGGGGCCACTGAGCATCGTGCAGGTCGTGATGGTCGGGATGGTTGAGACAAACACGCTATGAAGCCGCGCACATCATCGCTGCTCCACGGAGACTCACCGGCCAATCACCTTGACTGGACGCGGCAACATGGGCGCGTTCTCTCAGGGAACATATCGTTCGGGCAGAGTGACGTGGACACGGGGCGTAACATTGACGTGGCGAGGGGTACTGGTACTAGCCCCGCTACTCCTAACCAGACATTCTCTGTGTCTCACTCGCTTGGGCGCGTTCCCGTGGGCTTCATCGTGATACGGACTGACAAGGCGTGCAGCATCTACGATTCGGGAACCGCGTGGACTAGTACTAGTATTTCCTTGAAATGCAGCGTGGCAAGCGTTACCTTTACGCTGCTCGTGCTTTAGGGGAGGGGTATGTCAAACGTCAACGCAGTCCTAGGATACAGTCTGGTAGGGGTGAACAACGCGCAGAACCAGACTCCCGTCAACATCTCGATTCAAGGCGTCACGCTCGGTTGCACCGCGTTTTACTACGACCAGTACTTCCAAGTGGGCACAAGCGTCACTACCGCCCAACTCCCCGCAACGACCATCTGGGTTGCCTATGCGCGAAACCTTGGCTCAAACGTCGTGACCCTCACCTACACGCTATCCGTAGGTGGTACTGGTACTGTTCCTCTTTCGCCAGTGACGAACGGATTTGGGGGGGTGTGGGCCATCTTCGAGACGACGGAATCGGGCGCAGGAATCACGGCGGTCACATTGCAGGCCACAGGCTCAACAACGCCCGTGGAACTGGCGTTCGGATACTAGCGTGTCGAACTCAACGATACTCGCGGACTTGACCATCCAGATTCAGGACTCGCTGAATCCAGGACAGACCCCAGTCGCCCGCAAGGTTCCGCAGTACGTGAACCAAACTTCGCAAGGAGCCTACGCCTCTTTCTACTACCAGCAAGGGCCAAACTCGACAGCCACAATCAACATCGGCTTCACGAACTCGGTTTCGTTTCTCTACTGCCGAAACGCAACTCCGGGAAGCAATTCGGCCACTTGTACGATTACATTTCTCGATGTCCTGTCCAGTACGCCAAACTCCATAACGCTTACACCGGGAAGTTTCATGGTCATCGGGGCGATGATTTTACCTACTGGGACAGGAGGGATGACTTTTGTCGAGGTGGTTACGCCAGCCAACAGCCAGAGCGTAGTTCTTGAGATTGTTTACGGAGTGTAGATGATTCCCGCGATTTCAACCGCGACCATCAACGACCTCATTCCGCAGTTGCAGCTCATCCTGCAAAACAGGCAGGACATCTCGCAATACAATCCCTCGCTGTGGCTGCAACGCGCCATCCAGAACATCACGCAGCGGATTCCCTTCGAGGAGTTGCGCGTCACGGGGCCACAGGTTCCGCTCATCGTGAGCCAGTACAGTTATCCTGTCTCGTACTTCGTAAATTCGGGAGACGACTACACGACGCCCGTAGCGGTGAACGTGTTCACGGACTTCCCGAATAACACGGTTGCGTTCCCCTTGCACTACGACACGCCTACAGGCTTACGTCCGCTTACCTTCATACCGGGAGGCTTGCCTGGGAAGTGGACGCGCTTCGGGACGAACATCTGGATAGGGCCGCAGCCGAACCAGCCTTATACTTCGTTCATGGACTACCAGAAGCGCCATCCGTTCAACGACCAGAACGTAGGTTCATCAGCCGTTCTCTTGTCTCCTGAGTGGCATGAAGTAGTCGAGTATTGCGCGGCGTTCAGGATGTGCCTTGGGCCGCTCAGGTGGCCTGACATGGCGCAGGAGTTCGGGAGCATCACGTTCACGAATCCGAATAATCCCGGTGTACCAATGCCGATTCGTGACCTATACTCACAGGCGCAGCTAGACCAACAGATTCACAGCAGGCGAATTAATTTCAGGATGCACTGATGCCGACACCCGGACTAATTCCTGGGGCCAACAGCACGGGCGCAAATATCTCGCTTCCCTTCAACATGACGGGGAATACTTCGGATGCGGCGCTTGGTGGAACTATTAATCCTCTGCTGCCTATCAACACGTCGAGTTCAACATCGTTTCCCATGATGCCGCAGGGCGCGATTTCTAATAGCG